CCACCGCGTTGGCGGTGACGGTGAAATTGCCGCTGGTGCGCGCCAGCTGCACGCGCGCGTAGCTGGTGTAGGCGATTTCGTTGGTGCTCTGGTTTCCCGCTTCACCCGGATCGGAGGTGTGCAGCGAGATGAACAGGTTGCCCGCCGTGCTCGACCCGCGCAGGCCCGTGGCGTCGCCGATGTTGGCGACGTTGGTATTCTGGAAAACGAGCAGCAGGAGGTCGTTTTCCCAGTCGTTGGTCTTGCTCATCTAGGATCTCCATCCGTTCATCCAGCCGCCGCGCGCTGGCCGCACGAAAGCCGGTCGAGGCGCTGGCCTCGGGGCCGGTGGCGGGGCTGGCTGTTCCGCCGGTTGATCGATCTGCGCCGCTGGCTCCACCGGAGCCGCGCGTCGAAATGTTGCGCTGGCCGAGGCCAGCCGGGTCCAGTTGACCGCGAGTGCTTGCAGCGCCGCGTATGCGTACACGCGGCAGTCCAGCGCCTCGTTGCGAGCGCCTGGACGCTTCGTCCAGACGCGGACAGGGAAGCCCTTCGTGTAGCGGGTCGAAATCGTCTCGGCGGTCAGCTGCGCGAAATAGTCGGCCTCGCGGTCCGCCGGGAAATGGCAGAAGCCAGCGCCCGGCCTTGAGATCTTGAGGCGCGCATACACGGCCTCCTTGGCCGCATCGACGCCGACCAGGAACAGGTTGACCCGGCCCGCGTTGTTCTTGCTTGCCTTCTTCGGCCACACCGGCCTGCCGGGCCCGGCCATGCCCTTGATGGCGTAGACGCGCCTTCTGTAACGATCTCGGCAGTAGGCGTAGACGGCCTGCGTGTGGTGCCCGCCGCTGTCCACCGCTGCTGCAGCGATGCTCAGTTCCGCGCCATCCTCGCGCCGCAGCGGCGTCGTCAGCAGGCGATCAAGGTCAGCCCAGAGCGCCGGTGCGGATGGATCGCCATAGATGGCATGCCATCCAAGAGACCAGCTTTCCTCGTCTCGGCCCCACCCGACGATTTCCACTTCAAGTCGGTTGTCCTGCACATCGACGCCGGCCGTCAGCACCAGCACATCGGCCGGTGCGTCGGACCATTCTTCGCGGCGGTCCATCAGGCCGGTGTCATCGATGCGCTCGCCCGCGTCTTCCCATGTTTCGCCGAGGCTGGTGTTCGTCCACGCCTTCAGCGTCTCGGGCGATTTCTTTGCCTCGATGAACGCCTGCGCGATTTCGCCGATCCTGGACCATGGCGAATACAATTCGCTCAGATGGAAGCCCGCGACGCTGTTCGTCGGTGCTTCCGCGCGCCATTCGCCCTTCTTTATCGCCGCCCACCGCTCCACATCGGTCCACTCGCATCCGCACGCCACGCAATGGATTGCTGCGCGGTGCGGTTCGGTCGGGGGCCAGCGCACCGATGACCACCGGAGCACCTGATGCTCGTTGCAATGCGGGCATGGAACCCAATATCGCCGCTGATCCGACGCTTCGAACGCCATTTCGATGCGCGAGCCGCCCTTGACGGTCGGCGTCGAGGTCAAAACCAGCTTTCGGTTCCAAAATGTGGCGCTGCGCTTGCGCGCCAGCGTCACCGGGTCGCCTTCTGTGCCCGCACTGGCCGGATATCTGTCCACCTCGTCACAAAGTACGACCCGAATGGGCCTCGATGCCAGCGAAGCAGGGCTGTTTGCACCGCAGATCGTCAGATGTCCGCCAGGAAATGCCTTGTGCAACAGCGTGTTGCCGCTGTCGCGGCTCCGCGCGTCCTTGATCTTGCCTCGCAGTGCCGGCGTATCCCGCAACATCGGCGCGAGACGGTCTTTCGACCATGCTTCACCGAGTTCAAGCGTTGGCATCAGCACCAAAACCGGCGCTGGATCCTGCGCGACATGAAACCCGATGACATTGTTCACAATCTCGGTCTTGCCGACTTGGGCGCTCGACATCACCACGACGGTATCGATGCGCGGATCGCTGATCGCGTCCATGATCCCGCGCTGATATTCCGCCCTGGAAGTAATCCAGACGCCGGGCTCGGCGCTGGCCTCGGGGCTCAGACGCCGGAACTGGTCAGCCCACTCGCTGACCGTCAGCCTGGGTGGTGCCTTCAGCGCCGCCTGACGGATCGCCCGCAGTCGCAGCCTCAATGCCTGCCGCGATTTCTCCTGCGTCTCGGGCGAGTTCATCCAATGCCTCTGTGATGCCGCGTTCGATGAGGTCGCGGCAGGTGATTTCGTCGGCCTCGATGGCGACCATCGGGGCTAGTTTGCCGGGCAGCGCGAGCAACTTGGAGCGCACCGCGCCATATTCCTCGGCGACGACGGTCTCGACGGACGAGATGTCCACGAGCTCGCCGCGCATCCGGTCGCGCTGCATCTCGGCGATCTCGGCTTCGGCGGCAAGCTTGCGGCTGCGGGCTTCGTCTGCGTCGGCTGGCTTGTTCGACGCTATTGCGCGGGCTTCGGCTTGTTTCTCAAGGAATGCCGTGACGGCCGCCGAGTTGAAGATGACCTCATGGCCCGCCTTGCGGCAGCCCAGACCCTTGCGGACCCACTGATCGACAGACTGAATCGAGACGCCGAACAAGTCGGCAACCTCGGTCTTGTTGATCTCGCGACCGGCTCCCGTCCGCTTTCGCACCCTGCCGCCCTCATGTCGAATAACATATATAGTTCAATGGGTTAGTCGCTAGAAAACCCTCGCGGTCACGCGTTACCCGAGTTAACCTTTGTTAACAGGGACCCGTTTGGCACGGTTCTTGCCCTAGCCCGCCCATGCTGGGCGTGTGGGTATGCCGTCCGCCCGCTTCACCGCGCCGTGGTGATGGCCCTCGCCATCGAGGCCGCGAACTTCAACTCAGCGCGCCGCTTGACCAGCCTTTCGGTGTCCTCAAAAACCATCCACCGCTTGGGGATCTGGGCCTGCCGTTCCAGGACGTATGCCAGCTTTACGCCGCTGCGCTTGCCTCGCCCTGTGCGGACAAGGATCATGTCCTGGCCCCGGCTACGGACGCGGAACGACCGCGCAAGCGCCTTCGGCCGCATGGACTTGGGGACGCCCGTCGATTTCCTCTTTGCCAGGAATTCCTCGGACGGGATAGCTACCGTCCGGCCTCGCGGGGTCTTAATGCCACCCATGGCCTGAGTGGTCAGGTAGTCCCGGCCCAGCTGATCGTAGATCGTAGCGACGAGATTGTCCTTGGTCGCCGCCTGAACGCGCATGGCGACACCGAGGAACCGCTTGTTGCGGATGCGGAAATCCCGTGGGCCAGCCACCTCTACGATGTGCCGCCGTGCTTCGTGGGCAAGAGCCGTGAGGGTCCTGGCGATTGCAAACGGGATCTGCCTGCGGTGTATGTCGGCGATCTGGCGGGTGGCGGTCGAGAAATCAACCGTGATGCTGATCTGCATCGCGCGCACCTCTTCCGATTACCCACAGCATAGGGCTTGCCCTCCCCGCGTCAAGCCCATTCGCGCGCGAGAATATCCAGCGCCTCCCGCAGCATAGCCGACGCCCTCCCGCTGCGCTGGTGATGGATCCTATCCCAGGCTCCGAGAGCCTGCCCAAGTCCCAGGATGTCGATAACGATGGACGCCAGCGGCCCGCGCCCGCCGAGGCGCTCCAGCGCGGCCGCAACCGCCCGCCCTGCGTCCACCCGGCGCTGGATGCCGCCATCCCCTCCTCCACCGCCCGGTGCCCGGTCTAATGGCGCGGCCCCTATGCCGGCGAGCCCGGCGATCTCGAAGAGCGCCCTAAACCGCTCCCCCGCCGCCCTCTGCCCGGCATCGATGGTGCCGGATCGTTCCATGGCGGCGAGCGTGTCCACCACCCTCCATGGCCTGGACGGCCTGCCCTCGGCGTCGGTGTATGCCCGTCCGCCGCCGCGCTCGGTCCGCTCGGGCTCGGCGACCTCGATCCCATGCTCGGCGTGCTGGACCCTCTCCAACGTCGGCGGGATCACCGGCTCGGTAGGATCGACGCCGGGCCGGGTTTTCCGGGCGCTGGGGCGGGGTTGGCGGGTCAGGCTAGGCATGGGCGGGGCCCCCTCTCATCCAGCCATGGTGGGCGGCAGATCGTCGCCGCGATCCCAGTCTACAGGCGGCGACCTGATCGCCGTCACCTCGGCACCTGGGAACACCGCCTTGGCCGCACTGACCGCCTCCGCCCGGTGCAGGGCGACGCGGACCAGTTCGTCCAAAGTCCACACCTCAAGGTTGCGACCATCGACTGCCACCGCATGGGCCTCGGCCGCCGTCCTGACGACCGAGATGACCCGGCCGTCGTGCGCCGCCTCCCAGACGACCGGCTCGATGGGCTGCGCCCCGGCAGCGGTCGCCGCCGCCTCTAGCGCCGCTACCGCCCGCCGGGTGGCAGCGCCGTGCCGCTGGATGCCGCCGAGGTCGTTGCTCTCGACCGCCCGGCAGTATGCCAGCCACTGGCGGTCCCACCGTGCCCGTAGGTCGTCTGGCACCAGGAGCCGGAGGCGGTCCACGCCCCACCGGCGCTCGGAGGCGGCGATCACCGCATCAACGCCGTCGAGGATCGCCTTAGCCAGCGAGTAGTCGGACTGGTTCATCTCCGCACCTCGACTGCGGCAGTGCGGAGGCCTTTTGCCCTACCGCACCCAATGAACCACCCTCCGCACCGCACCCCGCACCCCATAAGGGGTGCGGTGCGGAAGTGCGGAAAGGTGGTTCCGCAGTACTGCGGAAGAAGTGCGGAAAAGTGCGGAAAAGTGCGGAAAAGTGCGGAAGCCATCATCGCTGCGACCTCTCGGGGAGTTGGCCGGGGTAATAAAACGGGATATCCCGCCCCTCACTTGGCACCTCTTCTGTCACTTCGATCAGGATCTTGTTCTTAACCCATTCACTTATAAGAACTTTCGCCCTGGCAATGGCACTTTTCCCATCACCGAGCTTGCATATCTCGATCACCTTCTTGCCCAGCCACTCTTTCGCGGCCGGCGACGCCCTGCACCGCCCTGCCTTGTGGACATGGTTGTAGATCTGCCGTGCATGCTCCTCGGTGATGCCGTCCCACGCAGACGGCGGCGACCACGGCACCGCAACGCCGACCTTGTCGCCATGCGGGGAGATGCCGGACCCGTTGCCCAGGTCCACCGACCGCAGCTCAATCCACTGAGCTGACGCAGCTGGCGGCGCGAGATTGTTCTTGGCGTTGTCGATCCGCACATAGCGGCGGCGATCCGCCTCCTCGATCCCGAGCCGCGCGGCCTCGGCGTCCGACATCACGTTCATGACCCTGGCGGTTCGCACGGCTCCGATCATCGCAGACCCGCCTCGGACGCTGTCGATGGAGCCCTCCTCGCCGTTGAGCTTCCTGAAATGGTGAACGAGGACCGGGCAGCAGGCGGTGATGTCGGCGATCAGACGCCACGAAGCTAGGACGGCGTTAACCGCTTGATTGTCGTTCTCGCTGACCGCATGGGACGCCACGAACGGATCCACGATCAGGACGCCGATGTGCTTGCGCCGGATGACCTCAACAATGGCATCGATCATCGGCTGGTGGATCACCACCCCGTCGCGGGTCTGATGCGCGGTGGTCAGGGGCTTATCGCGGCCCGCATCGACCAGCAGCCGTCCTGCGATGTCCTCCTGCCGGATGCCATACTGGATCGCGGCGGCCCCGATGCGGCGCTCCATCTCGTCGGCGGGATCCTCGAGGTTCATGACCCAGACGCCGGTGCGTTCCGCTGGCGTGATCCCGAGCAGCGGCCTGCCGGTAGCGATGGCTAGAGCCTCGGCGACATAGAGGGTCGTTTTCCCGGCCCCGCCGGGCGCGGCCAGCACCGAGACAAAAGACCGGATGTAGGCGTCTCCATACAGCCACCGCCGCCGAGGGATCTGCTGCGGAGGCCGCAGCACGAAGTCGCGCCCGAGGTCGTCGGGCGGCGGCGGGTCTGGTTGCGCCCCCGCCGTCTCCTCCCGCGCCCCGCCGGATGCCTCTTCCTGCCGATTTCCCGGCCCCTGGCGGGGCTGTTCGCGGCGCTTGGTCTGGTAGGCCGCTACCACATCCTCCAGCGCTCCCATATCGCCCCGTTCGGCCTTGGCGGCGATTTGGGAGCACTTGGCCCGCATCTCGGGCTCGGCGTTGTCGCGGGTGATGCGGCCGGAACGGTTCAGGTCTGCCCCACGGCAGAACTGCGGCCAAGCGACCTCAAAGATCTCGTCTGCGGTCGGCCACGCGCCATGCTGGCCGGTGAGCTCGAGGAACACGGCAAAGACCGTGTTTCGCATATACTCTTCGCGCCCGTCCTCGACCGGCGGCGCGAGAACCCCGAGGCTACCGGCACCGACCGGCGACGCGGGCGGCGGCGATGACGCGACGCGCTCACGCGGCCCCGGCCCGACCGCTGGCTCGGCGCGAACCAGATCGAGCAGCCACGCCGGAGCGTCGGCAATGCCCTCGGCCAGCGTGTTGGTCCAGGACCAGACAT